GCGGTTGCCGGACGCAAACAACTCGGGTAAACGGATCGCGCGATTCAATTTGGGAAGAATGGGCATTTTTTCAGAAAGTGCAGATATAGACTTACGTCCTCCCAAATCCTTCACGCGACCCCGTGAAGGATTCGTGTAGGATTCGCCAAAACGTTGGTCAACCGACCTGATTTGTAGGCATTCCAACTCGAATCCTTCACAGCGGTGTGAAGGATTGTGCAGGATTCGTGAAGTGTTCGACTGGATCGTGATCATGTGAGCTGATACCCCTGTGCAGTCTTGGTCTTCGTTGGAATCTGCGCTGCCACAATGTCTCCCTGCTGCAACAGCGTGCCGACGATCTGGTCGAAGTCGGCGGCCTTGCACCGCATCGCCCGGAGAAGGTGCTGTCTTTGCATCTGATTCTCCGGTGCTTCCCTGAGCTTGCGCAGCAGCTTCAGGCACTCGGCGTGGAACGGGTTCTCGGCCACGTAGGTCGCGGCCAGGAAGAGTTGGCGACGGGTTTGGTGCATGGCGAAAGCCGTCGCCCACTGGACGGCCGACAGGCCGATGACCGGTTCTTCGTGGTTCTCGCTGCAGGCGTAGACCAGCGCCAGCTTCGTGGCGTTCTCGCAGGTCCGGCTCCAAGCGGTGCGGGCGACCTCGTCTTTGGCCTCCTCGGCCCGGTCGTACTCCGCCTCGGTCATGCGCTGCAATTGTTCGATGGCCAGGGCTGCCTCGGGCGCAAACGGTACGACGCGTGGTTCTGGGTGGGCATCTTGCAGATTCCCCGTGCTCGGCTGATATTCAGCCCACCACCGTGCCGTGTCGAGGATTGGATCGGGCAGGTGTCGGGCCGAGCCGGGTGTCTGGCCCCCACCGCGTTTGCCGACGTCGATGACGATCATGCGGGCGAAGAAACCGTTGGTGAGCATCCGCTGACACAGCGATTCGTAAAAATACTGCGGCGTGGCCGTGCCGAAGAGCGTCAAGTGCGGCTGGTCGATGTGGACAGTCTCCTTCTGCCCGGCCTTCACGCGGATCGGGTAGACGTCGTTGGCGGAGGTGTAGAGCGTCAACAGGATGTTGGGGATCGACTCGCGGCGGTTCTCGCGATCGAGGTTAATCTGCCGCAGCACGCCGTCCATCTCGTCGTTCTGGAAGAGCATGGCGCTACTGCGAACTAGGGCGTCCTGGATGCCCTCGCCGCTGGCGAACTTGTCGCCCAGCGCGCCGACGAGCCCCACCTCGAACAGCAGCCGCGAGTTGACCTTGCGGGGAAAGTCCTTGCCGGTTCCGCTGCTGGCCAGCGCCAGTAGGTACAGGTTCGGGCGCAGGTCGCCCGGCGTGCAGACCTTGCGGCCGGCCAGGAATGATTGCAGGGCCATTGCACCGCAGAACGCCAAGCCGACGTTCGGGTACGGCGCGTTGGTCATCGTGAAGTCCATCACCTGTTCGATGAAACCCGGCACACGGAAGAGGCATTCGGGGATCGGCCCGGGATCGGGGACTGTTGGACTGCGTTCGGCAAGCGGTGAAATGAGGTTCGCTACCAGCGTGGAGATATCGACGACGCCGGACTCCATGTCCGACACATCGCTACCATATCCCTCGTCCCGCAGCGCACTGGCCGCTTGTGCAAAGTCGCCTTGGTGTTCGAGCATCGCGTAGACGGCGAACGGCGAATATGCCCGATTCGGCTCGAACGGCGCCGCGCTGGAGGAGAAAACGTAGAACACCCGATCGCGCAGCGTCGCGCTCCAGCCGCGATCCTTGCCCGGCCGGCGCCAGCACTCGTTGTCACCGCCGCGCACGCAGGTCCAGCCGTGACGCGCGAGCAAGGCACGGATATCACCACGCTGGTTGAAATCGTCTCCCGGCCGGCCGCACATCTCAGTCGCCCCGGGCGATCTCTGCACGGCTGGAATCGCCTCGTTGAGCGCCCAGGCGGCCTCGACGATGACGTTCCGCTCGTCTTCGGTCAGGACAGGCAGGTTTTGGAACTCACCCTGCTCCAACACGTAGCCCGGCGTCGGGGCGCACAGGAAGAGACCCCCTTCACCACGCGTCTCGATCAGCGTGCAGGTGACTTCATACCGGTCCCCGACACGGCGCGGGCGATACCGTTTACCGCAGAGCACGAGTTCCTGTTCGTCTGGGGCCTGGATAATCCGCTGCGCCAGCTTCAGGTTACCGGGGATCGTCGCCTCGCAGCGGTACACGACATGGCGCCCACCGGACTGTGATCGTTCGATAACGAGCCGCTCTGCCAGATCAGGTGCTTCTGCGTTGACCAATTCCATCCACGGATTGAACAGTTCTCCCTCGAAATCGAAGTCGATCAACTCGAGGTTGCCCGAGACGGCTCCTGTCAGCAGGCAGATCGGCTGCGAGTCGGTGAACCAGTGCTGAAGCTGATGCTCGGTCGGTAGCCGACGCTGGTACTGTTTCCAAGCAGATAGGGCCGGACGCTTCTCCTCCAGGATCGCGGGGAGCGGACAAAGGCCAGCGCTGAGATAAGCACGTGCTGTTTCGATCAAAGCGTCTGCTCCTGTTGTTCGCGTTTTCGGTCCATGCCGGTCTCAGAATGGGATTTCGGATTGGTCGTAGTCGTCGAACTCGCCCGCCGGTACCGGCTCAGGCATTGGCCCCAACTTGTGACCCACGATGGTGTCGTATTTCTCGCCGGCCACGTTGCGGACGGTGATCATCTTGGTGTGGGCGACGCCGCCACCCTCGGCGATCTCGACCGCCCGCTCCGCCGTGTCGGGCACCGGGTCGGGCGAGCGCTGGCGCCACCACTGGATTGCCTTTTGACGGGCATAACCGTCGTGCTCGAAGCAAATGAACTCCGATTGCCAGTGGTTTAGTCCCAGCCGGTAATCGACGCGCAGCGACTGCGGCGCGTCCTCCTGCGCGCCGCGCTTCGTGTGGACGCTGTATGTGACGTCTTGAACCTCGTACTCGGTGTCGGTGGGCTGGCCGGAGAGGATCGCGGCCTCGCTGGCCTTGGGATCGTGCTTCTGTCGCTCGGGCGGCGGGAACTCATATCCGCAGTCGGGACAGACGGCGTAGCCGGCGGCGATCACAGAATGGCACTCGGGACATTCCTTGGCCGGCGCCTGGCCGTTGCCATTGGTGGCGGTCTCGCGGACGCGAATCTGATCGACCGGCCCATGCCGAAGCACGTTGCCGCCGAAATCGAGTACAAGGGCGTCCTGCTTTCCCGGATGTAAGCGGAATGAACGGCCCACCATCTGGTAGAACAGCCCCGGCGACATCGTCGGCCGCAACAGCGCAACGCAGTCGATGTTTGGCGCGTCGAAACCCGTCGTCAGCACGTTGACGTTGGCCAGATATTTCAGGTCACCGGCACGGAATCTCCCCAACAGTTCGTCGCGCTGGGTAGTGGGCGTGTCTCCGCAGACGAAGCCGCACTCACGGCCACTCACTTCCTGCATCACCTTGGTGATGTGCTGCCCGTGCTTCACCCCCGAGGCGAAGATCAAACACGAACGACGGTCGTGCGTCAGGCCGACGATCTCAGCGCAGGCGGCGACTACCAATCCATCCTGGTCCATCAAGTCCTCGACCTCACCGGCCACAAACTCGCCGGCGCGGACGTGCAGACCACTCGTGTCCGCCTTCTGCGTGCCCGCCTTGGTCACCAAACGACATAGATAGCCGTCGCGGATCAGTTCCCGCACGCCGACCTCGTAGCAGACGGCGTTGAGGATGTTCTCTGGCCCGCAGATCATGCCGGATTTCAGCCGAAATGGCGTGGCCGTCAGGCCGATCACCCGCACCTCGGGGTTGACCACTTTGGCCTCGGCCAGGAACGTGCGGTACATTCCCTCGCCGTCTGGGGGAATGAGGTGGGCCTCGTCGACGATGATCAGGTTGAAGCTGCCCAGTTCACACGCCTTCTTGTAGACTGACTGGATGCCCGCCACGATGACCGCGTGCTCGGTGTCGCGGCGTTTCAGCCCGGCCGAGTAGACACCGAAGTTCACCTCGGGACAGACCTGCTTGAGCTTGTCGGTCGTCTGCTCCAGCAACTCCTTCACGTGTGCCAGGATCAGCACCCGTCCCTCCCACAGGCCGACGGCGTCTTTGCAGATGGAGGCCAGCAGCGGCGTCTTACCCGATGCCGTTGGCAAGACCGCGCACGGGTTGTCATCACGCGTGCGCAAGTGGTCATAGATGGCTGCCTTGGCCTCGTTCTGGTAGGGACGCAGAATAACCATTCACACCCTCTCGATTCGGACGATGGTCTTGCCGCCCTCGACGGGCTTCCGTTTCTCGATGGACAGCCGCACGATCTGGCTGACGTCTTCGTAGGCCCCACCGTGCTGCATCGCGTCAAGGAGGGCCTTGAATACGTTGTCGACGTCCCGCCGGCGGTTGTCGGGCGGAAAGACCTCGACCTCCACCGCCAAGCGACCGATAAGCGGCCTAATGCGCATCGCCGCGAGGATCGCCAGCACGCGTTCGCGGAACCGGCGACCCTCACGGCTGATGAGCGTCCGCGGCCCCACCCGGCGCCAATAGTGGTTAATCGACGGCGGGTAGGGCAGCTCCAGTTCCATCAACCTGCCTTCTTCCAGGGTGGTGTGGCATTGGTGGCCGCCGTGGTCGGCGCCGCAGGCTGTTCCTTCTTGGAATAGCCCTTGATCTCGTTGCCGATCTCGCCGGTGTCGCTTCGCTTCTTGCAGCGAACGTGGAGCATGAGCGGCAAGTTATGCAACTCCGTGCTGTCGCTTGGCGCCAGCACCCCAACCGCCCGACAAACAGCGGACAGCTCCGCTCTGGCGATCTTCACCGCAGTCGCGTTGGGGTTATCGAGATTCAACCGCGCCCAGAGCACACGGTTGTTGTACGGCCCGTCGATGATCTGGAACGTCAACTGCAGGTAGCTGCCGGTGCCGGCCTTGTTGGCCTTCATTTCGCTTTCGGTGATCACCGCCGGATACTTGCCGGCGGGGATTGGATCGAGAGCGGCGGTGGGTTCCACCGTGTTGGCATCGAATCCGCGTAAATCAGCCATTGTTTGGATCTCCTTGGTTCTGTTGGCTGGAGAGGGCCGCCATGAACGCCGCCCACGAGAGCGGCAGTTCCTCGGCGATCCCGAAACGGTTTTTCGCAATGCAACTCGGTCCGCCGACGCAGCGGAGGATCCGTTCGCCCCCGTCCTTGCCGATGGCGTTGGCAATCGTGCGCTTCCGGTTGAAGCCGGCGTCCTCGGTCTGGGTGCGGAACTTCCGCGTGGCGAACAACACGGCGTCGCTCCACTCGCAGACGAGCGCCGCGGCATGCTTGTGCAACCGAGGACTGTAGCGGTCGTAAGCCGACGACTCGGGGTCCTCGAACTTCTCGACCTTGGCGTGGGCGATGCAGATGACGGCCATGCCGCGGTCGTTGCGCAGCCGGCCGAGCGCGTCGAGAACCTTACGCCAGTGCGTCAGGGCAAGCGTATAGCCGCGGGCGTAGCCGCCGTCGACTTTCTCAATCGACGGGACGTTGTGTTGGCGGCACAGGTCGTCGAAGATGAGCCGCTCCAACCAGTCGAGGCTGTCGATGGCCACGGTCTGGTAGTCGTGCTGCTCAACGTGCAACTCGGCCAGCGCGGTAAGCACGTCGTCGACACTCTTGGCCAACGGAAACCGCTCGCAGTCGATCTCAGAGAGTCCGTCCTCGGTTGGCACGAAGATCGGTGCCGGCGCCTGCGAGGCGAAGGTCGATTTCCCGATGCCTTCAATGCCATAGAGGACGATTCTGGGTGGCACCGGCTGCCGGCCTCGCTCGATGCGTGAAAGCACGCTCATGTGCATATCTCCTGGGGTTGGGTGTGTTCTTGGGATTTCTCGATGCGCTCGACGGTGAACGCATCTTCGCCGAATTCGCGCCTGACGAAGCCGACGAACAGGCGGTTGACGTCACGCCCGACAGGCGTGCTGGCGTCGATCACGCAGGCACGCTGCTCGGCGTCGAAATAATGGGCCGCGTCCAGGCGGACCTGGGCCTCGCCGTGTAGGCTTTCTGCCGACATGATCGCCAGGACCAGGGATGCCTCGATGTCTTCGAGGGGAAGTGCCGGCACAAAGTTGTAGCGGTAGACCTCGGAAGTCATGTGAGATTCCTATGAAACACTCGGGTGGCGAACGGCAGATATTGTTAACCTACCGATTCGCCACCCGAGTTGTCGCAGAAAATTACAGATATCCACGCAAACCGGCCTGTTCAAATCGCTGTCGAATGAAGCCGATCTCCTTGATAACTGCGGCACGGGACACGCCCAATTCGCGTGACGCCGCCGAAACACCGACGTGCATCAGCTTTGCGCAAACGGCACGCTGGAAGTCTGTGAGTCCCGTGACCACTGCTTGGACGTCGTCGGACATCTCCCACGCGTCCCGTCGCGATCGGAACCGCCGCCCGGTGCGATTGTGGTGAATGCACTCGTCTACCTTGCCGGATCGGTCTCGCCGTTTGCCATTTCTGTCGGCGACAGGCGCGTTGAGTGAGTACTTCTCACGTTGGCGAGTTCGCTTTTCCGCAAACCGGTGCGCGAGAATATCGGCAAAATGGTTCTCGCAGACAACGACCACAAACCCCTCCCAACTTGCGGCGTTGGGATCATATTTCGCGCTACGGGTTAACAAATTGAGGGCGAAGTCCTGGTACAGGTCCTCGCGCTCCGACTTGCTGAACCCGCACCGCGTGACGAGGATATCCACTTTCTTGCTGATGAAGCGAAACGCGAATTCCCCGAAAACCTGCAGAATGTGCTTGGCGATCATTGGATCGATCTCCTTAAACCGCCGAGTAGGGCGTGCAGGAGGTCGCCAAGCGCCGGCAAGAAAGCAGCACGAGCGGAAACGTGCGAGGATCGCCGTGTCTTGGCGACTCCCACAACGCCTCCGCTCGTGCGGTCAGTTAGTTGTTTGGAATCGAAACTGACTGTGGAACGAGAGCAGGCCGTCAGGGCTGCTCGTGCAGGTCAAGGTCGACCGGTACGCCGGATACGACCTTGACGTCGACGACACCCGTGCCGAGGGCCGCGAGTTCTTCCTGAAGCCGGATGTGTTCGCGCGTCAGCTGATAGTCTGCGTTGGCAGATTCACGGCGCGACCACGCCTCCTCAGAAAGACGGGCCTTGCGGACGGGAAAAAAGGGCGGGGTCAACTGAGGGTCGCCGTCGCGGACGTGGATTCCGCGGATTATTCCGTAACCCATGCGCCACATGTAGTCGAACACATGACGTAGGTTCGGAGATAGCGACCGACTCGTGGGCACCGCCACGGCGCTCGCCCCTGGGGGGCGACGCTGTTTCGGCAACAGATGCTCCATAAGAACCTCCAATTTCAGGACGCGGCGTTTGGGCCGCTGACGTAAATCCTGAAATCAATTGTCCTTAGAAGCAGGCTGAACTTGGAGGAAAGGTTCGGAAGGGGATGAGAAAGGTCGTGGCCGGCGTCGCCCTCTTTCGCCGAGAAAGCCACAGCCTCGGTGGGACCGATGCGAAAAGTCTAAGATTCTTGCGAAAGGTCTAGCTGAAACGGACGAACTGCGACGGTAAACGGGTTGATCCGATAGCCAAAACTGGAATCGCGCTGCCCTGTCCAATCGCAGGTCTGCACCACATCCTCGCGGTCAATAGGGAGGCCCAGAGTCTGCTTCAGCGTCTTCTCGATGTCGGTTTGAAGAAGGTTAATGGTTCGTCGCACGGTCGTCTCATCGGGATATCGCTTGTCGGTCTGTGTTTCTAGTGCGGTCATCAAGTCGTGTATTGGTGTGGCGGTGAAGTCGGCGGGAGGAATCCCTTGCTGCAAATCGCCGAGGAAATGCTGCCACAGCGTCTGGAAAATGACAAATCGAGGCCCGGCCTGTTTGGCGATTACCTGAACGCCCTCGATGCGCACGACGCCCTCACCGACCTCAACCACAAAGCGTCGGCCATCAGCCGCTGTTGGCTTGGCGGGTTCGATCACCACAGGGAGTGGACGCTTGTCGCAAACAGGGATGGATGCGTGCCGCAGATCAGTTGGCTCACCCTGTTGGACTGCTGATCGGACGAGGTCGTTGAGATTCTTCGTGTCGCAGATCACGTCCGCCAACAAGACGCGGTGAATCCAATCTTCCGGCAGAAATCGCGCCTCGAAGTCTCGTGCATTCACGGCCACATAGCAGGTTGGGCAGAAAGCGGCGCGATCGCGCGAGAAGACTTTCTGGTCCTGGCAGTAGTCGACGACGCAGACGTTCACCGCACCATCACCTACCTTCAAGTTCAGGACGCCTTCACCGCCCTGTCGAACCGCTGGATCAAGTTTGGAGAGAAGCTCCTCGAGAAACGACATGACCCCGTCGCGGAGAACACGCACCCGAAGCTCGAAGAAACGCTGTTTGCTGTACTGATCGGGGAACACGGCGCGATCGCAATCGGGGCAGCGCAGTTCTCCGCCCGAATCGTGCAGGTGGTCGTCCAGGTATATTCGTCCGGGGCAGTCCCTGTTGCGTGGGGGAAAGTCAGCGTCCTCGTGGTTTGCGCACTTCACAAACTCACGCTCTTCGGTGTCAATGACGCCGAGACCACGGAGGTGACCAGCGGCGGCCAGCACATCAGGGGATGGGGCCACTACCAGATGCCCGTCTTGCAGTAGTCGCGCGATATGCTCACGACGGACGTTTGAATCGCTTTTCCGTTGACAGGACCGGGATGGCATGGGCGGTTCTCATATAGGTTTCAAACGCCAGTCGTTCTTTGGGGTTCAGCCGCTGGTCCGAGTAGCGGACAACAAATTCATCCTCAGCCAGCTCCATCTTCTCGAAGATCAGGCTGACGCGTTTCTTGGCATAGAACACCTTGATGCTTTCAATGGCATCGACATTCCCCGACAGGCTGCCGACCACCCTCTCGAAGTGCCGAACGGCGGGGCCGATCGAATGGCACTTGGGGTCCCTGAGCCGGATCGGGCATTCCCCTTCCCCGTCGAGCGGCGAATTACCCATGACAAGTTCGACCCATGCCATTTGCTGATCCCGGTCGGTTTTCAGGAGATCGAGGAATCGTTCCAGTTGCTTCCGGTAGGCGATTTCGTTTTCGTTTTGGTACTCACATTTTGTGCCGTAGTATTCCGTCGCAATCTGGTTGGCGATCTCGAGCGACGCCTCAACGCTGCGCGACGAGATGTTTACCCGCTTGGCACCGTCAAAGAATATCAACACGATCCATTCCGGGCGGTATCCGTGCAGCACCGTGTGCCCCTGGAGCATCAGGGTTGGCCGCTCACAGCGACGAATAAAGACCATGTCGTGGTCTCCATCGTGCAGGATGTTTTTCAGTTCGCTCGTTCGGCCGTCCTTCTTGGACTTGTCGAATTGCCGGAGGATGTCTTCCACATTGTGCCGTGCAAGGAAATCGGCCAGCGGGCGCGTAGGGCGGCGCGGACCGTCCTTCATTTTCATGCGGGCGAAACCGGTCTTATAAATCTTGTCGACATGGAGGATGCGACGCAATTCATGCGGTTTGAGATGGAAGATGGCGAAGGACAGCGCCAGTGTATCGTAGTCGTCATCGTCCCCCTTGCTACACAACTCCATAACATCTGGTGGCAGCAGGTCGCCGGCAACTTCGATGGTGGCCAGTTTGGACTTGAATTTGGCAAACTCCTGAACTAGCACATAAGGAAGGAGTTCATCGGTGTTTGGCCGCAGTTCGTCCTTCTTTCCCTTGACACGGCCGGGCTTTGCCTCCCAGCCCATGTTCCTTCGCAGCATTTCGGTCTGCCGGCCATTTTTCTTAGCCAGCCATGTTTCGATGAAACCGGCCTGAGTGGTCTGCTCTAGGATCTGGTCGTAGGCTACTTCAAGCTCATTGGTCCAGAACTCCCTGCTGGAAACGTCCACGTCGACAATAACCTGACGGCTCTTCGCCGTCACCAGTACTTGATCCATCATTGGTGCAATCCTGTGAAAGACTATGTGTTCGGCAAGTCCCCGCTGCGTCGAACAGCGACAACCTTGCCGAGGATTCGTAGGTCATCATCTGGGCCAATAGAAATGGGTTGAAAGTTGGGGTTCTCGGGGCGCAGTTCGATTTCGTGTTCGCGGATCGATAGGCGTTTTAGTGTGGCGTCATTGCCGATTTGCGCAACGACGATATCACCATTCTGCGCAATAGGTTGCTGGCGCACGATTACAATATCACCATCACGGATCGCGGCGCCTTGCATGCTATCTCCGGTAACCCGAAGAGCAAAGTGAGGACCTGACCTGACCAGCCCCCGATCAACCATCACCTCGCCCAGGATATTCTCTTCGGCAAGTGACAGCGGGCCGGCGGCGACCATGCCGTACAGTTCAACCGCAACGATGTCGACCGGTTCCTCTGCCGGCTCGCGCAGAATAGTGAGCCCTCGCGCCTTACGGGGCTCACGGTGAATGTATCCTTTGCGGACGAGTTGGCCCACCTGCTCGTGGGCCGTTGCCGTCGATATATCGATCGCGTCCGCGATTTCCTTGGTGGTGGGGGGGAATCCGTGGTGGACAAGGAAATCCCGTATTTCGCGCAGGACTCGCCGCTGAGGATCAGTCGGATCGGTGGTGGGACGTCGCCCTCGTCTTTTGTGTGAATCATCCATCTCGCGTTGGTATCGCCATCAACAATATACCTAATGCCTATCAGGGGAATTGGATAAATATAGCAAAAAGGCATTGTCTGTGCAAGCGCCGACGTAACATGCTTCTATTTATGGACTTATGATTTCAGGCCACATCCGCCGCTGCTTCCTCCAATCAGCCAAAGCGGCAATCGGCCGCAATTGCCGTTCGCGTATAGGGTCTCGGCCCCCAAGGACGCTGGGCAAGAACAGCAAGGCTTCCTGGATGTCTGGGGCCAGGCACAACAGGTTCATGATCTGCGTCACCCGCGCCCTGGTTACGTGCCCGAGCCGGGCCAAGTCGGCCTGGTCGGCCACGACGCCGTCACGGACGAGCCCATCGAAACGGATTGCGAGCGCCATCAGCCGGGCTATGCGCGGCACGCGCCCCGGTTGATCGGCGGCCGGCGTCTTGCCAGTCCGTAGTTGCTTGCGACCGTTTCGGCCGCAACGGAAGTGGACCCTCGTCTGGAACTTGATGCCTTCAGTCATGCGGCGTCTCCCCGAGATTCACGTTTGGCCAGCGTCTTGATACCACTGGCGTGAAAGGTGATCGAAATCATGCCGTCGCGGCCGTCGTAGTCGATCCGCTCAATCAGCAGACGCAGCAACCGGGCTTGCTCGTGTGGGCTGAGGGACTCCCA